CTTTGAGAACAGAGCAACAGACTATGCAAAAGGTGCTCTCTCAGGTGATTGGAAGGATGTTTGGGCCTAATAAGGAACTATAATGACAAACAAAACAATTATGGCTGAATGTGAAAGCTGTGAATCGACATATGAGGTATCTTACATGGAAGAATTAGTATCAGAAGAACTACCAGAGAGATGCCCATTTTGCGGTGAACCCATCGATGAATTATCTGAAGACTATATAGAGGACGATGATGATTCTGAAGATGAGGACGAATGGGAATAAACTGGCAATATAATGATGTAGATTTTACTGAAGACATGATTGGTGACAATTATGGTTTTGTTTATTGTATAACAAATCTTATCAATGGAAAAAAGTACATTGGTAAGAAATTTTTTTATTCCAGTAAGACAAAACAAGTCAAAGGCAAAAAGAAAAGATTTAAGGTTTCTAGTGATTGGCAAACTTACTACGGATCCAACACAGAATTGAAAAATGATGTTATAATGCATGGAGAAGAAATGTTCAGTAGGGAAATCCTACACCTTTGTAAAACCAAGGGTGAATGTGGTTACCTAGAAGCTAAAGAACAATTTGTCCGTGATGCATTAATTGGTGAAGGTTATTACAATTCTTGGATTATGGTTCGTGTTAGGAAATCGCATATCAAAGGACTAGAATGTTAGATTTTATGAAAGAGTTTGACTCTGATTATGATGCGTTGTTTTTCATGCCGCATGATGAAGATGAAAACAAAGTTGAAATACATGCAAGAAAGTTTGTATCACAAGGTGAAGCTTTAGATGGTAACGAAATAGGTCCATCATGGCATGTTGTGTTATTTAAATTAGATGAAGAAGGTATGGCCAAGGATATAGATACGTTTGATGCTATATTTGCCGAACCTAGGGAATATGTTTCGGAATTAATACCACTTAATTTCTACGGAGTGGTAGCAAGGAAAACAACAACATCCAAGGTTTTCCTAGAAGACTTTGTTGCCAAAATCTCCACAGTCTGATACAATGTAATTTTGAAACTCGAAAGTTTATTATGATACTCGTTGACTTGAATCAGGTCCTATTGTCTGGATTGATGGCTCAAATTTCTAACCAAAAAGGTAAGAAGCTAGAGGAAGATTTAATTAGACACATGGTGTTGAACATCATTAGGAATCACCTAAGAAGTTTTCGTGCTGAGTACGGAGAAGTTGTGTTGTGTTCTGACAACCGTAAATACTGGCGCAAGGAATTCTTTCCTTTCTATAAAGCTGGTCGCAAGAAAACCCGTGAGAAATCCGATTTAGATTGGCACCTTATCTTTGATATGTTGGCCAAATTCAAGGTCGAACTCAAAGAAAATTTCCCATACAAAGTATTGGATATTGAAGGAGCTGAAGCCGATGATATTATTGGTGTATTGGCACCAATGGCAGTTAAGAATGAAAACGTCCTGATCATTTCAAGCGATGGTGACTTCCTACAATTGCAAATGTACAATAGTGAGTTTAACAATCCACACACTATCAAGCAATACAATCCTGCTCTCAAGAAATTTCTTGTATCAAACAATCCAGCGGAAGAATTGAAAGAGAAGATTATCAAAGGCGATAAAGGTGACGGCATTCCTAATGTGTTATCACCATCGGATTGTTTTGTCCGTGACTTGAGACAAACACCTATCACTAAAGGCAAATTAGACAAGATGATGGCCGAAAACTACGGTGATTGGACTGATGACACGGCCAAAACTGGTTTTTCACGCAATCAAGTACTGATTGACTTGAGAAGTATACCTGATGATATTAAGACTAAAATCCTAAATAGTTATGAGGAAACTGTACCTGCATCTAAGGGAAAGATACTTGACTATTTCATTGCTAACAAGTTAAAAAATTTAATGGACGTAATTGAGGAATTTTGATGAAAAATATACATGAAGTGTTTGATGAGTTTGAATTGGCCAAGAACAAAAAAGAGCGTATGAAAGTGATAGAGAATAATCTATCACCAACTCTTGTTAAAGTTTTGGAATTAGCATTTCATCCGCAATATAAATGGAAAATTACAGAGTTACCTGACTCTTACAAAATTCCTAACGATGTTTTACCTGGACTTACATTCGATGGATTACCATCACAGTTGAGAAGAATGTATATGTTTCAAGAAGGCAACACTACAGCAGAAACATTGACACCAAAAAGACGGGAAGAATTGCTTTTACAAATGTTAGAATCTATTGAGCCAAGAGAAGCAGAAGTTATCATTGGTATTTTATCCAAAGATTTAGGTGTCAAAGGCCTAGATTATAAATTTGTTAAAGAAGCATTTCCACAATTGTTACCATAAGGAGAGAAGGTGTCGAAGTTTGTAGCTAAGTTCCGTAAGAACGATTATAATGATGATTATAATTTTCAGGACAAGAAGAAGCGTAGAAAAGATAATAAGGCGGATAGAAAATCCGGTAATTATTCTTATGATGATTATTCGGATTTTTACAATATGGGTCAACCCAAGCGTAGAGAAAAAAGAATGTAGTAAAAATACAACACTTGGTTTGACAATCCCCTAATAATGGTATATAATAGATACTGTTTGGAGGAATTTTATTATGATTTATGTGAGAATACCAAAATCTAAGCCTAAATTGAAACCTAAGGCGGAACGTGAGCAATATGCACAATGGCTCAAAAGTCACGAGCCTGTTAAACCTGTGGTGTTTCCTAAAAAAGAACCGTTACAATATAAACTGAGTGTTCCTGCTGGCCGTGAAACCAGACACATTCCTTCATTGAATAGTGGTGCTGGTGTAGCAACAAAGTCACCAGCTAAGATTTATACTGGCGATAAAATGTTAGGAATTGCAACTTTGCACAAATCCAATGCTGTTCCTGTGTTCAACAGCGAGGATGCTGTAGATATTTCAAAAATGAGGCGCTAAAATGGATAAAAAAATGAGCTTTGTCGTAAAATTACAAAAACCGGTGTGTCGTACACCAATCAAACCTGTTCAAAAACACAAAAGTGTCGCTAATTTTAGTCGAAAAGCTAAACATAAAGCAAATTTGACGCAATTTTTTGTCGAGGAGCGCTCAAATGTCGCAAACTTTTGATTCGGAAACCGAAAAACCTGAAAATTTAGACTTTTCCGAAGTGGAATTAGCAGTCCGAAGATGGGCTGCTCAGACCGGACACGAAAATGACCAAGAATGGTTCAGGAAAATGAAGGAACAATATGAGTAAGAGTAGAATGTTCTCTTATGAAGAAATTTTTGAAGCTATTCCGGACGATCCTGACAATATCCTGATGAAATTTCCTCCAGAGTTGTTGGAAGAAACAGGTTGGGGCGAAGGAACCGTGGTAAATATTACCGTTGAAGACACAGGATCCGGTAACGTGATGATTATAACACCTGTTGCTCCATAGTAACATTACTATTGTTAGATTGTTGAATCTATGTTATAATAGATACTATCAACACAGGAGATAATTATGGTAGAAACTGATTCATTGTCAACATCCAAATCAATATTGGCCAAATTGATGGCCACAGAAAATTTGATTGTTGAAGAAAAAAGAGTCCGTACGGCTTCATTTGATGTTCAACGCCGTATTCTAACAATTCCCATTTTAGACCAAAAACTATCCACATATCTTTATGACCTATTTACAGGCCATGAAGTTGGTCATGCTCTTTGGACTCCCGAAGCTGGCATGAAAAAAGCTATGGAAATGAAAATTCCACACTCTGTTAGCAATTTGGTGGAAGATTCCCGTATTGAACGTAAGATTAAAAACAAATATCCAGGCCTCAAAGCATCCTTTATCAAAGGTTACAATGAGTTAATGGAACGTGATTTCTTTGGCACCAAAGACATTGACCTAAACCAACTTAATTTCCTTGACCGTGTTAACATGCATTGCAAAGGTGGTGCTGGCCTTAACATTCAATTTAGTGCTGATGAGCGTATTCTGCTTGATGCCATCGAATCAACAGAAACCTATGATGATGTGATTGAAGTATCCAAACGTGTTACTGAATATTGCAAAGTAGAAAACGAAAAAACAAAACAGTTAAAAACACTTCAAGCCAGCGAAGATGGTGATGATTATGATTTTGATTCGGAAGATGCTGAATATGATGAATTAGAAACCACAGATGATGATGGTGATTCTGATGAGGATGAAGCATCAGGTGACGATGAAAACGAAAAAGAAGAAGGTACTAGTTCTGGTGCCGGCGGTGGCGGTGAGAAAGAAAAAACTACTGGTTCAACTGCTGGTGATGAAATCCGTTCCTTTACTGATGAAGCTTATCAACTCAACCAACAAAAACTTTTCCAAGAAGGCAACTTCACTTATGCCTATGTGAACATTCCAAAAGTTGATGTTAATAAAGTTATCTTTGACCACAAGCCTTTGTATAAAGAACATAGAGCTTGGGTAAAAGAAAGAATGGCTGATGGTTATAGTCATTATGAACCTGATTTTGAAAACTATATCAAAACCAAAAACGACCTGAGCAAAGTTGTTTCATACTTGGTCAAAGAGTTTGAAATGCGTAAAAATGCTGACCAACTTAAACGTGCCTCTGTTGCCAAAACAGGTGAATTGAATATGGACAAGATATTCTCTTACCAATTTAGTGAGGACATCTTTAAGAAAATCTCCGTAGTTCCTGGTGGTAAATCTCACGGCTTAGTGATGTTCCTCGATTGGTCTGGTTCTATGGGCAATCACATTAACAACACCATCAAGCAATTGTTGGCTCTGGTTCTATTTTGTAAGAAAGTAAACATTCCTTACGAAGTGTATGCTTTTGTTTCTGAACCACACTATGACCATTCCTACAGACCAGAAGCAAAATCCGGTGACTTGTTCATGCACCATTTTTCATTGTACAATGTTCTATCAAATAGAATGAGTGCTTCCGAATTCACCTATGCATGTACCGTTTTAACCGATTTTGGTAATACTGGTGGTCGTAAAACACCTGAATGGTTTAGATTGAGTGGCACACCATTGAACGAAGCCATTATTGCTGCCATGGAAGTTGTTCCACATTTCCAAAAGAAAAACAAGTTACAAATCGTCAACACCATTTTCCTAACTGATGGTGATGGACATATGTTGAGAGATGTATACGGCGAAGACATTACCAATCCACATAACGTGTTCCAAACAACCAGTTTTGAATATAACGCCAATGTTGTTCTCCGTGATCCTGTTACCAAGGCTCAAGAGATGTTCAGTATGAGAGATGATTATAAATCAGGTAAGATGACCAAATCTCTTATCAAACTCTTGAAAGAAAGAACAGGTTCCAATG